AATACACCAATAGTATCTTTCAATGTTTTTTCTTTTTCCTATTATGTTACTTGTTTGTTTCTATAATCATCAATTGCTCGTTTAATAGCATCTTCCGCCAATACAGAGCAATGAATTTTGACAGGGGGAAGAGAAAGTTCTTCCACGATGTCCGTATTCTGAATTGAATGCGCTTCATCCAATGACTTACCCTTAATCCATTCAGTCGCCAAACTAGAAGATGCAATTGCAGACCCACAACCAAATGTCTTGAATTTGGCATCAATAATTTTTTCATTTTTATCTACCTCTATTTGAAGTTTCATTACATCTCCACATTCAGGAGCACCCACAAGACCAGTACCGACAGACTGACTCCCACTATCCAAACTACCAATATTACGTGGCTTTTCATAATGTTCTATTACTTTCTCTGAATATGCCATAAGTTTTTTCTTTTTCTTATTCATGTATGGAGCAATTCCTCCACAAGAATTTAATTTCATTTTACTTTAATCTTCATCCCATTGTAACAATTCATGAACTCCTTGTTCTTCTAGAAGTAAGCGATTCTGCCAATGTTGATCTTTAACATCATCTTTGTTTTGACCAGTATAACCCACAGCATGACCATTCTCACATAACCATTTGTTTACGTTAGTCCATCCGTTGAAATCGTGTCCATCTTCTGTACAGTTGATCCAGATCTCTCCTAGAATTCTACCGAACTTTCCTCGACTGTCCGCTTCTGGACATCGAACTTGAATCTCAATATCATCTCTGTCAGACATGATTGCCCAATTCACCCACGATGATAATGCAGCCTTGGATAACTTACCATAGATTTTTTCGTTCTTATGTCTTGTTCTAGATTCTGGTGTATCGATTCCGAGCAAACGAACTCTTCCGCAATACCTTACATCGAAACCTAAGTCAATTACTGCATCAAGAGTGTCACCATCGACAATCTTCTCTATAGCAGTTACGTTGTAAATAAATTCACAAGGTTCGTCATTTGTATATTCAGCCACTTTTTACCTTTCTATTCGCAACCACATGGGGATTCTTCAGAACACTCACATGATTCACAATTACAGTTTTCGCATTTACAGTTTTCGTTATTGCACATTTTACTTTTCCTCGTTTTTATTTTTTTAATTGTTTATGATTCACCCTTTACTCCCTTTTTGTCTTTTCTTCCAGACATTGCCTTTCTACGTTCTACATCCTTTTTACGTGTTGTGATAAGAAGTTTTTTTGCAAATCGATCAATTACTTTTTGTTTCTTTTTAACTATCTGTGAAATCTTTCCACGTTCTGAATAACTGAGTTCTGATTTTTTCTTTGTTCGGAGTTTAGGAAAGAATTTTTTGACAACCAGTTTGATTGCGGCTTTACGAGCACGTACTGCAATTACTGCTTTGGTTGCTGCACGTTTCATTGCACGTAATCGTTTCATAATAAATCCCGGCTTCTTCGCTTGAATTCTCATTCGGATTGCCATTTTTCTTCGTTGTGCAGGAGAAAGACCTTTACTTGGTATCTTACTCGCCTCTGCTTGAATTCTCAACTCTTCTATTTTTCCTTCTCTAACAGCTCCTTTGAGTAATAAAAACTCACACATTTGATCTTCTCGTAAAGGGGATATAGAATCATCTTTACATAACATGTCTATTTCTTCTATTAAAGAATTTATTTCTTCTATTTCTTCAGTAGTATATTCCATATCTTCCTTTATATTGTCCTTCATTTTTTCTTTTTCTTTGGGGTGTGTTTTCTTTTATGTTGACTCTTCGCAACCCTTAATACTTCTTTACGATGCAAGTCACTTATATCCACATCTTGATATTTCTTAAACATCCCAACCATCTTAGCAAGAACTTTCATTAACATGTCTACATCTGCAAGAGCATTGTGCCAACCTTTAACATCTATGCTCATCGCTGTACTTAGATTTCCTAATGTTGATGAAACTTTTTGTTTTCCTGTTTTTGTATAGGTGGATAATGATTTCAGAATCAAATCCAATTCTCCACTACCTTCTACTGATTTGAGTAACGGAATGAAATACATCTTATTCAATTCAAGTGTATCCAATGTCTTGTATGTCTTCATCTTAATACCATACATCTTCGCACGAACACCAAGATACTTCAAATCAAATGGCGCATTATGTGCAATCAAGACAGGATTTTTAAACTGGTTTATAAATTTAAAAAATACATTTATTGCATGAACTTCTTTTATGAATCGGGCTGTTTTTGCACCATAACGAGTCATCTTCAACACCTCTTGTGGTGTCTTTAATTTGTCTTTTGGTTTTACGTGTGAATCCCAATTCTCTCGTTCTGGTGTGCCTGGTTTTAAAACATCCTTTGTAACTTGTAATAGATTAACCTTGTAATCTATCTTATCAACTTCTTTGAATGTTGATCCATCATATGCAACCGCCGCAATTTCAGTAAGTTGTAGATAATCCTTTTTGGGAGTAAGTCCCATTGTTTCTGTATCAAAATAAATGAGAGTTTTCCCATTGAAATTCAAAACGGTATCTAACAACTCCTTAATTGAAAGTCCGTACAGTTGGGTTTTCCCCTCGCAAAATTGTTTAAACGTTTTCATTAATTATCTACCTTTGCTCCTGCACGCCATTGGTAACAACTCCAATACCTCGCTTTCCACTTTGGCCCTATATCATCATCACAACTATGTCTTGCACGAAATGCTTTCCGTCTTTTTGGATCATCACGTTTGATTTCCATATTAGGATCACCAAACCCCAATCTGATTACATTTCCTTTTTCGTTCTTCACATACACGTAGAACTTCTTCCTATCTCCTTTGGGGGCACGAAAAGGGTTATTCAATTTAACCTTCTTTCCTTGATATTCAGATTCTTCATCAATCTTTAGATATTGTTTAAATGTTTTCATCTTATGCACCACTTATTTCTCCACGAGCAGCAATGTCCACCTTGTCTTGACTCTTTGCCCACTTCTGAGCCTGTGCTTTGTTTTTAAATCCACTGGAAACTGGCATCCATTTGTTGCTCCCCACATGACCCATTGCATACCATTTCTTGTCGCTCGGGTTCTTGGAAACAATATACTTGGAATTTACTTCTTTTAGATATTCTTTGAATGTCAATAGAGATTCTTCTGATTGAATTGCTTTCAATCCCATTCCTTTACGAACATCATTCATCATATTCATTGTATTCTTAGCACCAAATCCTCTTGGAACTCCTCCCTTAAAGGATTTTAGATCTCCATCTACCGCCGCGGCCCTCATCTTAGATGCAGACATTCCTGAAACACCTTCTGCATCTGGATCACGTTCTCCTGCACTAACTACTTCGATTTCCTTGAAATTATAAGATGTTCCCTTGAGAGGCGCATCATCACCAGTTGCACCATTGAATTTATCCAATTCAGTTTGAAACTCTCTAACCCTATCGCTCCCGGCAACCATAATTAATCTATCATAATGCTTATTGAAAATAACCGCAATAAGACGAAGAAATAATTTCTTTTTGTTTAATTCCTCATCATAATGTTTCATTTGTTTGGGAAACATTTTTTTCAAATAAAATGCTTTTTGATCTTTTGTTAATGGATTTTTTTCTGAATCCACTGAATGACTTGCAAGAATAAAAGTATCACTATTTCTACCACCCTTTCTCTTCGCAACAGAAATAAGTGCATCCAACAACTTTCCGTGGCCAATTGTTGGAGGATTGAATCTCCCAAAACAAAATACTGCTGTCTTTAAATCTTTTGCCATTACTTATCCCAACTCTTTGCAACGGTGAAATTATTAAGTGAAAAAGTAAGTCTATCAACCAATTTGACTGCATTACCTTTCATGGTATCGATTGCAACAAACCCTTCTGGTGTAGTAACATCATATCCTGAATCGGTTTTAATAAAGGTTTTTGTCATTCCTTTAATCTTTTCCAATTTACGAACAATCAACATTTTTGCATCGATAAGTAGATTTTGCATTTCAAATATCTTAACTAACTGTGATGAATTACTTCTCAAAAATTTCACATGACTATCCATTTCTTCCTGTTTTACTTTCTTCATTTTGTCTGTCTTCACTCTATCTACATCATGCTTCAATCTATCATAAGCGCTTGCAATCGTTCCGGCTGCATGTTTTCTTGGATTTGTAATTCTCTGTCCTTGTCTTATCATTTTGTTTGCATATGTCTTTATCAGAATTCCAATCCGTTCTTCTTTTGCTATTGTATCAAGAACATCTTTCTTTAACTCATGAAATTTCTTTCCTGCTTGACTGAGAATTTTCGTTACTTCTTCTGTTTCCTTTTTTGTCATAGTAGAAGAACCAGAAGTATCTGTAAACGATGCATCTGCTTGCCAGACCGACTTTGTTTCCTTGAATGCACTATCTGAAACTCCGAAAGAGGCTTTCATACCTTCCATCGTATCACCACTATAAGTAGTGTGCCAGATGATTCCCATTTTAGATGATTTGATTTTTGAGGCGAGTTGTGAATTTTGTGGAACTGCGTAAACGATTGTGTTTGGTTGGAATATAATATACGATTCATTATCAATTGTTTTAGTTTGTAGATCGTCTTTCGTGTACATTATATCACCTTGTAAGACCCCCTTGATGCCCACCTTTGAAAGTTCATCCAACGAAACATGGAGTTTGTCAGCAAGACCACCAGAATGATTTCTATCAATATCATCGTGTGTATAATTTACTTTCTTGGCTCCTCCCATCTTGAAAATTCCTTTGGTTCCCACAAAGAACTTTCCATTCTCTGGATTGGTTCCTGCAAAGACTGCTGGAGCACCATCCCACTTGACAGTTATATTAACACCCGAACTAGCATTTCCTGCTAACATATCTCGTAAAGATTGTAAGAAACTAATCGCACCTCTGGTTCCATTGATGCCATTATTCAGAACTTCATCTTCTAGATGTTCTAGATGAAGGTTCTTTCCTTCTTTTGCTTCTGCGAGATATTGTTTAAATCGTAACATTTTACCAAACTATTTCATTATTAAATTTAATAATTGGTTCTAATTCCATAAATTCTAATAATTTTGATATTCAGCCAATTCGACTTATGTTGCTTAACTTAACGATTATATAGCACCAT